GCCGCCTTGAACAGACGAAGTCGCTCCGCGACATCTACATAGTCTTCAGCAAAGGCCATGATTATTCTCCTTCTTTCATTGTGTTGATGAGAACGCGCATCACGCGAAACGGTGCACCGTTGACGGTGAACTGGTCGCGCAATTCAGGGTGGGCAGCAATAAGCGAGCGAGTGTCAAGTCGAGACTTGCCGCCTTGCTGCTTCCACGAGACGACATCCATGCCGCCAATAGAACCGATTTCATTTCCACCAAGTAAACGAGCAAGCGCATCCTTGGCGTGTTCTTCTTCCTGCTCGGCAGATTTGCGAAGGCCACGAGCGAGCACCAATTGTTCGACAAGGGACAAGGCATCGCTTGGTAGTTCGATGCGGCTTGGTTCAGCCTTGGTGAGCGTTGCGATTTGGTCGGCAGAGAAGTCGTCAAGCGTTGGTGGCATTTCGCCAGAGTCCACTAGCGCACCGAAGATTTCTGATTCTTCAAGCAGGGCATCAATGGCTTCGGGCTTGTCGGGTGTTTCGATGACGGAGAGACGCTGGTCGCGATCGAGCACGACGAAGAACACAGGCGCGCCAGTCACGAGTGTTTGTGCCCATGCCTGCCAGAGCCATTCTGGTGGCAAGTCATCAGCATTCGAGACGCGGTAGCGCGTGGTCGTTTTCGCTTCGATGACAACAGCCGGATCCATTTCATCATCAACGCCATCCAGCGAGATGCGGAAACGGTCGCGGCAGTACATCAAGTCTGGAGTGACAACAGAGATACCGAGCACGCGCCCTGCTTCAGCCACGAGAGCAGGCTCAAGGACATTGCCGCGATGGAACACGGGGTTACTTTCCTGCACGACAGGCCGCTGCACTTTGTCCACGAACAAGTCGCCGCGAGATTTGTACGGCGATGCGTTCATGAGAGCAGGCGCGTCGCTTGCCCCAAAGACAACGCGGTCATGTTCATCACGCCAACGGGCAACAAGCCAGTCCTCGGATCCGTGGGTGGGCTTTGGAATTGTTTTCATCATGTTTGCTCCTTCTAAATAAATATGACGAACGGGTGTGTCAAGGTCGCGGTGGTTCCGCAAGAAAGACGACGACTTCAGATTGATAACGCCTGACCATGTCGAGGACAGGCTCCAGATACCGAGACTGAATGAGCACTTCTCCATCAAGATTGTCGCGTGCGATCCAGACGCGCGGAATGGGAACGCCAGCGAACGAGGAAAGTTCAGATGAGCGCAACTGCTCCACATCGGGTACATGTTCGTAGACAGCAAAGTGAATCACTTTGATGCCACGCGGTCGGCTTTGGGATTTCGAGCCAGCCAGACTCCCCTTCGGGTTTTCGAGAGCAATTGCGGCCGGTCAGCAATGAAGCGACGCGCATGACCAACGGAGATACCGAGACGGTCACAGACATCAGTCACGGTCACTTCCGCGCCAGCGTTCTGTTCAAGCCACGACTCAAACGACGCGACGCGCTGGTGCTTTTCCATTGACGGCTGCGATGCATGAGCACCGGCCAGCAACTCTTCAATGACGGCGTACGGAACTTCCCTGACCACCCTGAACGGGACATTGGCGATCCATGCAGGCCGCCCATACTCCGCGATGGCAGCGCGCACTTGTTCAACTGGAGTCATCGCCTGCCCCTTCGCCTTGACGGGAACGATTCAAACTGCTGGATGCTGTTGATTGCCAACTCCCAATGCATGTCACAGAAGTTGCCACCTTCCATCATCTCGCCAGCGACGACGCTCCAGAGGGTGCGGTAACAGACTGCACCTGAACAGGCTTCGGTGTGCGGATCGCCATCCATGCTGCATTCGTTCGTCACGACTGCACCCACCGATCGCACAAGGCCAACAGAGACACTTTCATGTTGACATGGTTAGCGGCAGTCCACGACTCACCGAGAACCAACTTGATGACTTCATCCACAGCGAGCAGCAACTGGTCACGCTTCTCGATTTCAGCGATTGAACGCTCCATCACATCCCTCCTTCTTCTTGGCAGAACGGACACCACTCCACGCTATGCATGCGCCATGCACCAAGACGCTGCTTGTTGCTGTCCTGCAGGATTCCGCAACCGACGACAACGCCATCGGAATTCTTATGCTCACAGTAGAGAGCCCACTTGCCGCCATCTTCAGGACAGTCGGCCAACACGACGACAGACACGAGCCCCATCACTTGACCTCCACGCGGTCGGCGTAACGGACAGCAACTGCCTGCACGAATTCAGCGACAAGTTCACCGTTGAAGCGGTCATCGATTGTTGATTCACAGACGAACTTACGCTGGTCGAGAGTGGTGACTAAGACGCGGATGCTTGAGCATTCGATGTCTTGCTGGTGAATCCAGACATGCATGCCAGCAATGTCGAACGACGCGTAGTAGCCACCATCGCGGTGAGGGGCAGGTGCGGCGTTTGGAATTTCGAGCATTTCAGCAATGTCCGAGAGTAGGTAGCGGTTCATTTGGTTTCCCTTTCGTAAGCGGCGCAACGGCCGATAGAGACATCTGAACATAGGTTCGGGCACGAGTCAAGTCATAAACGCGAGATTTCTGGAATTTCTTTCAGAGGCCGCCAGAGGCCGCCAGACAGGGAGACGGCTCCCACAGGGCAACAGAGACGACAAGAGGCCTTAGAAGGCCGCACAGAGGCCATACGCGGCAGCGAGCGCGGCCACCGCCCAAGATGACCGCGCCCTACCGCCAGCCACCGGAGAAGGGGACAGTGGCCAGACTTAGCAGAGTACCTGCATGGACTCGACCATCGCGACAGGGATGGCGAGCACCGAGTCAACATGAGTCAAGTCATCATGCGACTGCGCCACGACAACATGGTCGGCCTTGGCATCAGGAACAAGGAACCCAACCGAGTCAATGACGCGCGGATCCGGATCGATGTCTTCGACCGCCATCCACGAGTCACATTCAGAATGAGCATCGCGCCATTTCACCCTGACAATTTGCATCGCCTACCATCCTTCGCGTTTGCGATCGAGAGAGAACACTGGTGCCTGAATTGTTACACCGCGATCCGGCGTGACGATTGCCAGAGCCTGCTGCGGTTGTTCGAAACTAAAGTTGTTGATGAAGGCGTATTCGTCGTAGCCCTTCAACGAACCGTTGACGATGAGAGACGGGGTCGAAAGATACTGATGCCAGTGCCCCATCCACAGAGTCGAGAACGATTGTCCGGTTGCCATGTACCGCTGTTGCTTTCGAGCACGCAAGCGCATCACTGGTGGGTAGATGCCACCGATGCCGCCGCCGCCGGATGCTTGGTCGCCATGAGTCATCAACATGCCATGACCGTAAATGTTCACGAGAACATCGGCCGATTCCGGAACTTGGAAAGTGAACCGCTTGTCATTAGCGAAGTGACGCTCGATCATCTTTGACAACAGCCAGTCAAAGTTTGTGCGCGCGCGCAACTTCATGCGTGGCTTACGAGTCATGCGGCCGTGATTACCCATCACAGATGCAACATGGCATCGCTTGAATTCAGTCGCGAGAAGATCCAGAGCAGCAGCAACCTGCTCACTCCAGAACAGCAACGAACCCATCATGGAGTCTTCATTAGTCTGCGCTAGTTCTTCGTGGATGTCTCCAGAGAACAAGTCGCCACCAAGCAACACGGTGATGCCGTCATAGTCCATGCCAGCGATGTAATGCCGCGCCAACTTGACAACAGATTCAGTCCACTTGTTAAGACGAAGGACAGCGATTTGACGGTTGTACGCATTCAGGCCGTCAACTTCATCGGGCATCACGACTTCATCAAAGTGCGTGTCCGAGAGCATGACAACAAGTGTGGCTGCGCTTCGCTTTGGCTTCGCCGGTGCCAACCACTTTGGTGGTTGCAGAGATGCGCCTTCGGCCATGTCAATGACATCGAGAGCACGCTGCGCGCGTTCTAGTTCTTCCTTAAAACGGATTGCATCCTTGACAGCGGTGTCGCGTTCGCGTCGGGCTTTGACAACTTCAGAACGAGCAGCGACATCGGCTGCCTTTGAGAAGTCATCACTCAGGGACATAAGCAATTTCCCCACGACGGTAGCGAGTGATTGCATCAGCGCGTAATTGAATACCGCGTTGCTGCATTACGCGAGCAATGACGGCAGCAGGAATGCTGGAGTCTTGCAAGGCTTCGATTAGGTCAACGCGGTCTGCTTCCGGTAGCGATTCGAGAACACGCTCCAAGATTCCTTGCTTACCGCTACGAAGCGGTTGTGCCGCCGTTATCTCGTTCTTTAGTTCGCCCATTTGGATTCCCTTCAACATGCCACTGGATGTGTGAGTCAACCTTATCCTCAACACGAATGACTGCGCTATGAACCCATCCGAGTGCATCGACAACACGACCGTGATCGTCGCGGTTCTCTTTTCGCATCCGCTGAACTAACGCAATAGCCACGCTAGAAATAGCAGCCACCACAGCAGCGAGCACAACAGCAAGTCCCTGATCCATCGTTCACGCATCCATCTCACACATTGAGTATGGCTGGCTTCTTGTCACCAAGGCAATACTGCCAGTGCCATGCTTCAAACTCCGGTGACTTTGGATCCGAGCCTTGAAGATAGAACCCATACACGGGTGCGTTAGCGCACATCCACGCCAGTGCTTTAGGTGCAGACGAAAGAGAGACAGTGCCCTTGCGCTTCTTCGAGACGACACCAAGGTCGATTGCAAGTCCCCAACCATGATTCGATCCGGTCTTGCCTGATGGATCCGGCGCGGAACTTGGTGCCTTGCCCTTCTTCAGATACCAAGTGCGGCCATCGAACTTGCGAGTCACCTGCGGCTTACGCCCCTGATCCACGATTGAGTAACGGTCATTGAACATGGCAACGATTCCGGCGTACGGCCGGTAGTCACCGATGTTCTTCAGGGTGATGCCATCAGCAAGAGCAGCAGCGTAAAGAGCGTTGAATGCAACAGCAGCACCATCCCACATCTGACCGCCACAGTCAATAGGCGACAGCAGCGAGTCTGGAAGGCGGCCGTTCTTCTGCCCTGCTAACGCCTTTGGAAGAACCAACTTCTTGTACGGGTACACGAGAGCAGGCGCGCGCTTCAACTTCGCTGGAACAGCCATGACTAGATCGAGTCGTCGTGCTTCGAACGGTCAATGCCAAATGCAGAGTCGATTTCATCCTTGGTCAACTTGCCATCGGTGAGGCTTTTCGACAGGTCGTAAACGACAAGGGCAACAGCAGCACCACCGGCCTGCAACGCTTGAAACCACAGAGGGACAGAGACGGAGTCCGAGAACGCATCGATGACTCCAGTACCCGTGATGATACCGAGCGCGCTGGAGATGAACAGAGCCACCAACCGTGTCGCTACATCCTTAATCACTTTTGCATTCATTCCTTGTCTCCATTTCCAGCGATGAACAGCACCAAACTTATCAGCACCGCCATGCCACTTATCCAGAGGCCATGAGTACGCGTTGTGCCGGACAGCGTGATGAGCACCAACAGAGTGCCAGCCCATACCCAAACATTGTCCTGCAGAAATTGTTTCATCAGCGTCTCCTAGAACTTGATTGTGAACTTGGGCGCGGAATTGCAATGAAGAATACAGCAGAGACAGCGACAACAGTTCTGCGTTGCGCGACAGAGATTGTCGATCCAGCAGGGACAACATCATCGTGAGTGCCGTCAAACAGATCCACTTCTTCGGCAGGCGGCAAGGTTTCAGTCGGCAGGCTTGACGACGACTCGACTGGTTCCGGCGCGAGCGTGGTCGTGGTCATCAATTCGGTCGTGGTAGTCGGGACATTCGTAACGGCAACTGGATCGCGGCCAACAGCCGTAACAGTAGGAAGGTCGAGCGTGGTCGTGGTCATCCATACAGGGGACTCCGTAGTTGAGGGGACAGGAACGGCCGCTGTGGTCGTGCTCATTTCAGAGGTGGCGACAACAGGCAGCGTGGTGGAAGGCGGTTCAGACGGGCTTACAGGGGGCAATGCGGTGGTTGTGGAAGCGACAGCAGGCTCGACTGTTGAGAAGGCCGATGAAGGGACAACAGTCCAGTCCTGATTCAGACCATCCAACTGCCACCAAAGAGCGAAACAAGTACCACCGCCGCGTTCGTAGAACCACGCTTCGAGAGGCAGAGCAACGCCAGCAGGCAAGGACACAGTCTCCGAGTAGGAAACAGAGCATCCCTGATCCGCCCACCGGCCGAATTGAACCCCGTTGACATCCACCGCGCTGCCATCATCGCTGAAGATTGCGAAGCGAACAGAGGAAGTTTCAGCAGGCAGAGTGAGCCAGCCGGAGTAACGAAGCATGAAGTAGTCATCGCTGCACGATCCGAAAGAGACACCATCCCACATCTGGTCGATGTTCGGGTACACGCCAGAGCCGCATTCAGAGTACGCATCGACAGAGCGAGACGGAGTGCCGCCACTCCACGAGTAGCCAGTCACGGTCAACCCTTCAGTGGATGAAGCATCAGCCGTGGATCCGAAGAACGCCAGCAGCGCGGCAGGCAAGAACACAAGCCAGCGTCGCATTAGAACAGGAATGCAGGGTCAGACTTCAGCCCTGCTAATAATTCCTTCTTCACGCTCCACGCTTTTAGTTTCACCTTGACGAACCCCACCATGCTGGCGTGCCTTTCGTGCAGGGAGTCCAGATGAGAAATGAATTCATCGTAAGAGTCCATGCTTATTGCATCAGGCTCACCTAAGAACCGCGCCACCATTCGACGCTCCTGCTCCGCGAACATCTCCGCTTCTGCAGCGAGAACATCATCAAGATTGGCGACAGCCGGATTGGTCGCCACAAGTGCACTTAAAGTCATGAACGACATGGTCTGCTTGACAAGCATCGCAAGTTCGTCGCTGATTGGTTCAACTTGGTCGGGGCGACGGCGCGCGGCTGTGCTTCCACCAAGGAAGTTAGATACCTGCATTGGAGACTGCGAAGCAGCAATGGATGCAGCAAGGTCATCAGACAAGACAACAGACTCGATTAGTTCAGCAGCGCGTGCAGCAGGCAACTGGTCGCTGTTGAAAGGCGGCCGTGACAACTGCGCCCATTCCCACATGAGACGGAACGCTTCAGAAAGAGTGCGCGCGGCGGTTGGTGCGATCATGTTATTCACGGTGAATTCGACAAGGTCGTCATCATCGGTCATGTGGATGAACAGCAAGTGCGCAACGCCGTTGTGAGTCCAGATTGGTTCGTAGGTGATGAGTCGCTGAATGTCGGTGACAATGGGCGTGTCATCTGTCCCTTCTTCATCAAACAGGCGAGCACCATAAAACGAAGCATCGCAACGCCAGTCCTGCTGAGGAAGGGTGATGACTTTGGAATTGCAAAGAATAAAAATGCCATCAGAATTCGAGACAGGCAGACGGTAAAGAGGAAACACGCGCTCGAACAGTTGAAGGTTCACTACTTCGGTTTGTTCGGATTGAGTCGCGATGAGATTCAACTTGAGAGTGTGACGAAAGGCATCACGGAAACAGATAAGGATTTGACCGTTAGCCATGCGCGCAAGTTCATACTCCGCTTCATCAAGAACTTCTATGCCTTGCGGAGTTTCTCGATGCAGCGTGATTGCTTCATCGCCGTTAAGAACACGCAACAAGTAAAACGATTCGTTATGCCTTACGACATCAACACTAAACAACTTCATAATTATTCCTTCTAACTAAAGACATTCGCCGGTGCGTAATACTGAAAGTAGACCATGCCAGCGTTACCGTTGAAGTCACCGTTATGACTTCCACCGCCGCCGTAAGTATCCGAGAATGATCCTGGTGTGCCATTAGTGCCAGACGATGCATCGCCAGCACCACCGCCAGCACCACTACGCGACACTCCACCCTGAGACAGCGTCACTCCTGCTCCACCACTACCACCAACCAAAGTAAACGAATCGCCAGCACCACCAACAGCACCAGCACCACCGCCACCGCCGCGCGCCCATCCCGTGATGTTGCCACCCTTGTCAAATGCGCACTGAGCAGAACCGCCAGCGTTGCCGTTTCCAGATGTGCCACCTATGCCAATGCAGATATCAGAACTTCCGTAAAGGCCGCCAGCAACACTGATGTTGCCACCACCGAGAGAACCGCCAGCGTTGCCGTTAATCGCTGAGGCTGCACCGTTAGAAATGTATGCACCGCCAGCACCTACGACAACTTGAAGTCCACCGTTACCACCAACAGTCCTGCTCGATGTTTGGAAGAACGATCCACCACCGCCGCCAGATCCGAAACTGGATCCACCGCCACCGAACATCATGATGTTGTAAATGGAAGGCGTAAGTGCAGAGCCGCCAGTCGGAGTGATTGTAGGAATTGTGCCAGTGCGAGTGCCGGAATTGGGGAACCCAAGATCGAAAGTCTGCAAACTCCAAGTCGTGAAGTTGCCGGTGCTGTTTTGCGTTGTTGTTGTGCCTGAAGCATTGGTCGCCTTCACGCGCACAATGTGAGCAGCACCAACAGTAAGTCCCGTGAGGTTTGCATAAACAGCAACAGACTGCCCCGTTACCGGAGAGCCAGTCGCGGTCACCGGCGTACTCCAAGTAGATCCACCGTTCGTGCTTACTTCGAAAGTAACTGTGCTGCTTGCAAAGTTTGCGCTGATTGTCGCGTTCACCGTTGCGCGATTTTCGTTGAAGTTTGTAGTCGCATTCAGAACGACAGTCGGCAAGGCTGAAGTAACGAAAGAGACAGAACCACTCAAGGTCGTACCGATCGAGTTGGTCGCTTTGATTCGTGCGTAGTAAGTCGTACCAAGAGTCAAGCCAGACAACGACGCGCTAACCGAAACAGACTGCGCGGTCACCGGAGACGGAGATGCGGCAACTTCAGTGAAGGTCGAGAAGCCAGCATCGGTCGAATACTGAACGACAACAGCAGTGCTCGCGCCGTTCCAACTGACAGTGCCACCAACGGTCGCGGTTGTTCCGTTGCTGCTTCCACCGTTCGCCGTTCCGATTGTCGCTGATGGTGCGCCAGCGGCAGATGTGAAAGAGCCGGTGCTGCTGGTTGAAGAACCAAAAGAGTTAGTCACGCGGATTCGCACATAGTAAGTCGTCACTGGAGACAGGCCAGAGACGGCAGCAGTGATGTAACCATTCTCCGCAAGGGGCGACTGAGCAGCGGTCACCGTTGTGAAAGTGGTGAACGACGAACTGGTGCTGTAGTCAAAGACAGCGGTCGTGCTTCCACCGTTCGCAAACACGAAGCCTTCAAGAGTTGCGCTGCTTGAAGTGATACTGCTTGCACTAAGGACTGAAGCGGTCGGTGCATTTGCAGCCCATCGTGCGGATCCGGTCAATTGCGTACGCCAGACTCCTTCGGAACTTTCGTGATGAATGTGCTGAACAAGTAGACCTTGGGAAATTACAGAGCCGGATGGCGGCTGAATGTTCACAACGATTTTGTCGTTCAATTCAAGTTCAAGAGTGCTTGTCCAATTCGCGGTCGGAGACAGCACAACTTCAACAGGGCTGACCTTTGCATAAACAGACTTACCGCGAAGCAGCAACAGATCCGATAATGCCTTGGCATCAGAGAAGGCTGAAAGGTTCGTGCTGATTACTTGGTTTGATTCGCCGTACAACGACTGCGATGTTGAGTCAATGCTTGTGACAACAGCACCATCGGACATTTGACTGCCTATGCTGTTTCGCATTGAGTCGCCGTCATATTCGACCTGCGCATCAGTGCCAATTGCTAAACCGCCAGCACCGTAAGTCTCCTGCGTGTTTACCGAGCGTGATTGAGTGAACTGCTGCGTGCGCGAGTACAAGGTAAGAACACCGTTCTTAGCAACGAACAGAGGTGCGCCTTCGCTGTCGGCGGTCAACTGCAATTCACTAGCGGCAGCAGGTGCATCATCGGTGATTTTCAGAACAGAACCTGCCGGTGAAGCAGGCGTGGAAACAAGTCCACTTGGAAACAATGTCTCACCAATGATTCGAGAAACACGAGCAGAGGTCGTTTCTGGAATGTACGCGGTCGAGAACTTGTAAACATTCTGAATGACCGCCTGCGAGATGACGCTGTGCCAAACAATTAACTGCTGAATTTGTCCACCGCCGGTGTTGAACTGTTCGCCAAGTGGAATGTAGAAACTGCTACCACTGATAACACTTGTCCCCACTGCTACGCCGTCAAGGTAAAGAGCAAACGCCTTGCTCGAAACATTGAACGAGAACGAGATTAGGCGAGCAGCACCACCGTCAAATGTTCCCGTTGTGCTGAATTGGTAATACAAGCCAGAGTTGGCGTAGTCGTCAATGTAGATCACATACTTCGATGTTGACGAACTGAAGCCCATACTGAAAAAACAATTACCAACTTCTCCGAAATTGGTTGTGACATCAGGATCCAATACCGCCCACATTGAAACAGTGAATGAAGTCGCGCTGAGAGTAGATCCGTAAGCAGTAGCAGAACTAACGCCGCCTGTCCCTTGAATGGATGAATTGACAAGACCTTCAGCCAACTGCGAACTGTTAGTCGCCAAAGTTGTTGTCGTTAAGTTCAAAGGGACAGAACCCAAGTCAGACAACACGGTGCCGGATGTGAATGGATTTATCGGTTCGTCGCAAGGCCAGTAGTGGCGTGGCGAAGTAGACAAGATGTACTTACGACTCCAGTCCTGCGGAAGAAACATGGAACCCAATAACTGCATCGCATCAAAACAGGAAAGGGTGACTGTTGATTCCTTGCCAGCCTCACTCCACGACGGAGTGAACCCACTGATGAACCCACGAAATACATCCTTGATGGTTCCGTCATAGTTGGCGCGGATTCTGATTTGCTTTCGCGGTGTCAATTTCCCGTAGTAAATACCGG